CAGACGTGGAATTTCTTCTTCAAGTGGATTCGGAAGATCAGGTCCTTCACTCTCAGTGCGATTCACGTCTTGATCGTGGAATCGGCGACGCTTGACTTCACCGCCTAAAAGTTCGACAAGGTTTCCGATGTTTTCATCGATTGATTCGAGAAAGCCATCCCTGTCACGATAGAATCTGTCGAGAACATCCTTTGCCTCACCTGCTTGATCAGGGTTACGATTCCTTTCGGATTCGATTCGTGATTCCTTTTCAGACTCTGTAATCCTGCGAGTGATTCGATCAGTTGTAGATTCGAGAGTTCGAGTGATTCCACGAGTGACCTCACCAAATGTAGAGTCGACCTTTCTTGAAGCGATCGAGGATAATGCTCTAATCATTGCTTCTGGGTCCATGATTGGAAGTGCCATGTTCAGCTCCTACCGATTCGGATTTTTGAATTGCCTATTTGAAGTATATTGTTCCGACGAGGCTTGATATTTTTGGACTTCGGACGAGCGAAGAATCGGATCGTCTTTGTGACGTCATTGAATCGCTGGACTCGAAGATTGCTGATAGAAACCAGACCGGTGTCTAAATCGATTGTGCCAACCTTCTCGTCGATCTTCGCAACATTCCCATCGTCATCAACAGTTGTCAGAATAATGTCCGAACCATCTACCTGAACTTTCACTCTCCTGAGTGATGGGAAGATCGTGAACTCGTTCGACTCGAAGGTTTCGATCGAATTGTGAAAGTCGATTTCAAAGTTGTTGTTCTGCTGAAGAGTAGGCGAGAAGTCCTTGCTCAACATCACACTCACGAGGTTGCTCGAAACGGTTTCCGAAATACTGTCGACTCCCGCGCTGAACTGACTCAGGCGAAACTCATTGTTGAAGTCAGACAGGTTAGTCATGCCGAAGGTTTGGATATACCGACGAATCTCATCAACGAGTGTTGAGTTGCGGAAGTCATTCTGGTTGGTGACGAACACTTCAACATCAACGTCAACACGAGTCACCTCTGCATCAACGAGTACGGGAGTGATCGCGAAGATGCCGAAATCATTCCGGACCGAATCTGAAATCTCTTCCTTCTGAGACTCTGTCAAGATCGAGGACTCTGTCGAGTTCAGAGAGATGTAGATGCGACCGGGTTGTTCAAAGCGATCAGAACCAGATTCAGAACCAGACCAAACCGACGTCGATCGAATGTACGGGAATCGATTGCGGATCATCACGTCATAGTCGCGAAGTGTCACTGCTCTGTTCTGCACAGTCAAGAAACGAGATATGTTGCGCCGCAGAGAATCGTCAGATTCGTTGTCTGTTCCACCTGCAGCCTTGCTTTTAGTGAGCACACTCACATCAGCTGCGTTTGAACGAAGCAGTGAGCTGTTGTCAGGCGTCAGAACGAACTCGAACGAGGTAAAGCCATTGCCTGTACTTCCTTTTGTGAGGAACACAACGACTTAATGATCGCTCCATTCTTGGGTTTGCGACCGATGACGCCATCGCCGAATTCGATCTGGTATTTGCCATCGCCGAACTCACTCAAGAAGAAGACAGGGTCATCAGCACCAGTGCGAATTCGGTCGAATGACCCACTCCATTGTGAATACGTGTTGGTGTCAAGCTCTTCCTGTACATACACTTCGAGAAGAGATACGTCAACACCATCAAAATCAATCTTGATTGTCTCTTTCGAGTAGATTTGTTCGAACGACGTGTATATACCTTGACGAAGATCGACGTCTTCGAAACGGAAATCGTTGGTGACGGAACGATCAGCTGAAACTGTCTCGACAATCGAGAATGGATGGTCAATGTCACCTGCGTCGAATACAGCACCTTTCGAAATGGTGAACTGATTGAGGTCTTCGAAATCGGTGAGAGTCAACACCAAGTCGACGTTTGCTCTCGACGCATACGAGGAAAACGGAACATAGCCATAATTTCGAGCATGATTCGAAAGGTTGCGACGCAGTGTTGCAGTATTCGGTTGAGACTCTGCGAAAAGTGTGTTTGCAGAAATCGAGTTCTTCTCGGTAACATCTGCAAGAACGGAGATGATCGTGTCAAAGACTGAACCTTCGACATCAAAATCCGAAAGGCTCTCTTGCTCCTTAAGGAGCTGACGCAATCTTTGACGGTTCGATTCAAAGTCGTGTCCTCTAAATCTCTGTGTGCTGCTCATAGGACTCTCCTCAAAGTGCTTTCGTACGTGTAAATCTTTCGAGTTTCGATGAACTCGAACTCAACTCTGATGCTCAGATCAGCACTGGATTGCGTAACCACAATATCCTGAACTCGGATTCGTGGTTCAAATCGTAGCGTATTGCGAATTTTTGATCGAACGACATTCCGCTCGTGGGTGCCAAAGTTTTCGAACAGAAGTGACCGTAGACCAGCACAAACTCCAGGTCTTCCAATAAGAGCATCTTCGTCCTGCATCAACAGCAGATCGATATGTTGGAAAATCGATTCGCGATTCTTCTTCGTTTTCAAATCTCCACTGATGGGATTCGATTCGAAATTGCCGTCTATGTCGATGACAGACTCTTTGAACTTATTCGACATTGTCGATCACCTCTGCATCTTCTCGATCTTCTCGCTCTTTCATCGTTGATCGATCTTTCAGTGCTTCACGACCACTCATGATGAGAACGTTGGTAGTCGAACCTTTCGTACCTGATCCATTAGGTTCGGTAGTGCCTTGTGGCTTCTTCTGAGCTTTCGCTTCATTGATTCGCAGAAGTTGACCATTTGCACCTGACAGTGTGTTCAAAAGAGTCGCAATCGTTTCGAAATACCGAGGACTGCCAGTCTGTTCACCAAGCAGTTGAAGAGATTGGATTGCGTCACGCACGGTGTTAGTCGTGAACTCGAGGTTCTTCTTGACGATTTTCGTTTCTTCGTCATCGTCCTGAGAAATCACAATCGTCACTGCTGGCAGCTTCTCGACATCAACAGTCGCGGATGGAGTACCACTCTTCAGTAGTTCCATCAACTCGTTCCTTTGATCTGATTTCTCGTTCGACATTCTACACGGCCTTGTGTTTCATTAGGACAGTCATAAAGTCCTCTCCAAAAAGGTGGCCCATGATCTCTTCGATCAACATCTCACGATCACGTTTTTGCGAATCGACGGCTTCGTTGTCGACGCCGATTTTGCGAGCATACCCAGCGAGAGCCTTAGTGTCCCAATCTTTGATCCTGTTGTACTCTGTGACCTCTTTAGACTCATAAGCTTCCATTACTTCGGCAATGGCTTCGTTCAAAAGTTTCAGTGTGTTCATGTTCTATTTCCTAATTTGGCTTTCCATTATATGTTACTAAGTTCGTGGATGCCTTGTCCATCCAGTTCGAGAGTTCGACTTCAGTTGGGAAGTTGAAGCAGCCAGCACCTTCATTCATGATTGCGAATATGGCCTGTTTGTGCTTCTGTCCTGTCTGGATGTGGACAACATTCGAGAACTTGACGCTATTGTAGAGCTTCGCTTCAAATCGACCAAGGAACTCCTCAGGACTGTCAGGATCACCCATAACGATCTTAATGATCTCACCGAATTTGAAGTCGCCAATCGACAGGAATTTGTGTTCTTGTTCAGACATCGTAATACTCCTCCTCAATGTCGAACTCCTGCTCGATGTAGCGGAGCATTCGTTCTTCTGCATGGTTAGCACAATATGACTGGTTATTCGGTCCAAGTTCAAGATCATCGAAAATGTCGTAGATGTCTACAGAGTCCTTATCTTCAGAGACTCTCAGATATCGACCGACTGTTTGGATGACAGTAATCTTCGATTTGACAGGTGATGCCAGAACTCCAACGTTGAGATTGTA